CCTTGAGAAAGTGATTCCGATTTACTGGAATGTTAGGTTGCTTACACCAATTGACTCTAGGTAGTCAGCTGCGTTACCGAGCGAGCTAGCTGTATTTGTTAGCTCAACATATCCGTAACGTGTCATAAAGCCAACTACTGGCTCAAATGTTGCTGGATCAAGTACAACACCAGAGCTCATTAGAGGTACATATGGGCAATAGAAAGCAGCAGCATCAGCTTCGCTTGTACCCTTATAACCAACTAGAACAGCTTGGTTGTCAGCAGCATAGCTGTCAACATAGACTTTCATAGCGCCGTTTAGTGTACCAACAAACTTGGTGTTGGTTGGAGCTTCGAAAGTACCTTCTGTTGTACGAGCAAATGCTGAAGTTGTTGCGCTCTGTAGCACTGTTAGAGCAGCTGGACTTACAACTGCCCAGTTAGCTGCGCCACGACGTGTACGCTGAGCGATCAAGTTAGCAGCACGGTTGATAACAACTGCTAGAGCAGCGTGTTCGTCACCAACGAATGTAGCTGTACCAGAAACAGTAGCTTGATTGTAAGTATACATATTACCACTTAGTGAACGTAGACTTGCTAGGATCTCTTGGTCGATTTCAACTGTGATTTCCTGTGCTAAAGCTGCCATGATTTCTGCTTCAACGTCAATACCATGCATGGCTTGTGCATCTTGAGCAGCTTCGAAGGTCCAACGTGCTGATAGCTTACGTGTCTTAGCTTCTACAACTTGCTTCATGATCTGTACGTTGATCTTACGTCCTGGTGCGCCTTCTAGAGTTGCTGTTGCATCTGCCTTACCGGTACTTAGGCTACCAGAGTAAGCATTTGCAATCTTGAATGGACTTAGTGCTTCGTCACCAGCTGTTGTGTCAGTATTTGTAGGACTAGTGTCGTTTGTTGTTTCAGCATAACGAACACGTAGTGTATGAATCTGAGCAACTGGGCCAGTCATAGGCTGTACACCAACGATTTCGTTAGCGATAACAGTTGGCATTACACGACGGATCACTGGAAGAATCACACGGTTTAATGTAGCGATTGTCCCTGCACTTGTGGAACCAGCTGTAGCAGTTTCCATCAAACTCTTACGAGTATTTTCTAGAATCACGCTCATGCTTGTGCGGCGTGAACCTTGTAAGCCTTCTAACAGGGCATCTTTAGTTTCGCCCCAACGGCTTTCTAATAGTTCTTGTGTCATTTATATTTCCTTTAAGGTTTAACTAATTATTTCAACCCTGCCAAACGCTTGAGTTCAACGACGTTGTTCTCAACTACAGTTTCTTGGGCTGCTGCTGGTTTAGCAGTTTTATCTCCTGTTACTTCGCTGCGGCTTTCTGATAAGACAGATTTTTCTTCTTTCTTAGCAGCGCCTGTGTTTAGTACGGCAGGAAGATACTTTTCAAATGCAGTCTTCAATTTTGGAGTCTGCACTGACTCAAGAAGGTCACGCATTACTGCCTGCTTCTCCTTGTTTAGAGTACCAAGTAGTTCGTCCATAACTTGACGACGATCCTGGCTCTCTTTGATTACGCGAATCTCGCGATCCTTTGATTCTGCAAGACGCTGGGCTTGTACCTTGGCTTCGGCAGCTTCGGCTAGCTTTTGTTCTTGTTGATCAATAACGCTCTTTAGCTTTTGAATTTCTTTGTTTTCACTAAGATGTGTTAACGAAAACTCACTAGCAAAGGCTTCAAAGATACGACGACCAAACATGTTCTCACGAGCTTGTTGGATGTCTTCTCTTAGTTGAGTAAGTTCAGCACCTAACTTCTGGGTAACTGATTCTCGGACTAGGCGAGCACTTTGTTCAATGAAACGCTTTTGAATTGACTCTAGTTTTGTCTTAGCTTCTGCAACTAAGCGAACTTTTGTCTCAACAACAGCTTTCTTGTCAGCAGAAAATTCGCGAATTTCTTCGGCTAGAGCACGAACAATGAACTTCTCTAGTCGTGCATAATTTTCAGCTTGAACACGGCGATCTTGGCGCAGCTCTTTAACTTCCTCGGCTAATTTCTTAACCATGAAGTCATCAAAACGACCTGCACTTTCCATCATGTGATTTTTGAACTTCACACGATCTTCTACCATAGCCTGCTTCTCACCATGAAACTCTTCAATTTCTTTAGCGAGGCTTTCAGTAACCATCTTGTCTAGTGCTTCAACCATTACTGACTTGTCATGCTCATAGCGTGCTGCCGTTTCTTCACGCAGCTCAGCGCGAACCTGTTCACGAGCCTCAGCTAACTTGGCTTCCCAAGCTTCGTTGATGGCTTGCTTTGTGTCCTCGTTGATTATACCGCTATCTAGCAATGGTTTTAAAGCGTCAAACATTGCGGTTCTCCTATAGTTTTAAGTCTCTAATTAGACGAACTACTTCGTCCTTTAGATACTTCTGCACTTTTTGACTTTCTTTCATGTCACCAGCCATTTCTAGCACACGATGCCCATGACGCATGTTCATCAGGCCTTCATAAATGGCTTTGGGGTACGCATGTGGAGCACTAGGTTGTGCCACTATGTCTACTGTGACGATTTCGAATTCACTGACGTGCCCAGTGGATTCTGAAACATTGCCGCTTCCGCGACTTGAAACACCCAATTTCACACCACTTTCTAACATGGTGCGAACTAACTGACCCATTGGAGTGGGCAGAATCTTTAATTTCCCATGGCCGGCAGGACCATCCATCCACATTTGTTCAATCATATGGCTAACACGATCTAGATTAATCTTAAGATCGTCGGGATGATCTACTTCACCAAGTACGCTGTATCCACCTTTAATTTGTTCATTAATAGATTCAACAGCTTTGGCAATTTCGTTAACGGGGTAAACACGCTGATTAGCGTTTTTTTACCCCACCCTCGATGAAGATACCTTTCATGAAAAGATCCTTGCTACCGCTGCCGTCTGGGCGGTTTACAGATTCGACCGTGATTTTCGC